ACAGCTACACTCTCGAAGCAGACACTATAGATATTATTGATGCTGTTATCCGCACTGACCCAGGTGATACAGCCAAACAAATAGATGCGGCTATGTCCCGTATCTCCCCTGTTACTTACGCTACGATCCCAAACAAACTGGATAAAGGCAGACCTAATCAATACTGGGTTGACCGTCAGAGAGAAGCTCCAGTAGTTTATGTATATCCTACTGCTAGCTCGGATTATACGACAGCACAGTTTGTTTATTGGAAAGAGCGCAGGTTAAAAGATACAGGGGATAAAGGCTCTAATAACTACGATGTGCCTGCAAGGTTTTTACCAGCACTGGTTGCTGGACTTGCTTACAAGATAGCCCTTAAAACACCTGAGGCAGCGGGTCGTGTTGCAGGTTTAAAACAAGACTATGACGAGCAGTATGATATAGCAGCAGGAGAAGACAGGGTTAAGGCTCCACTGAGAATGGTTCCATTTACGGAGTATTATGGACGATGAGTAATTATGCTAGAGGTAAATATGCTTATGGGTACTGTGATTTAACAGGGTTTCGTTATCCTCTTAATGATTTACTTTACACCACCCATGAGGGTGTGCGTACAGGAATGAGAGTAGGAAGAGATGTGTATGATCCCGATCAGCCACAGAACTGGTTGGGTGCAATACCTGTATCAGACCCGCAAGCGTTGTGGGACCCACGACCACAAGGGGGTACAGCAGGCAGAGGTTTGTTTGCTTGGGACCCTGTAGGCGATGGGAATACATATCCAATACTGGGACCTGAGGCTATGCAGACAATGCGTATTGCATCTTCTATTGGAACACCAACAATTACAACGAGCTAACAAATGGCACTTACATATACAACATTAGTTCAGGCAATAAAGGATTACACCGATAATACTGAGACTACATTTGTTTCCCAGATAGATCAGTTTATTGCTAATGCTGAAGACAGAATACTATACGAGGTACAGCTTCCAGATTTTAGAACAAACGCTACAGGTAATATAACTAAAGATATAGAGTTTCTTCAAATGCCTACCGACTGGATTGCACCCTTTTCTATTTCTATAGTGTTAAGCAACCAGTATTATTTTCTTTTACAAAAAGATGTAAACTTTCTTCAAGAGGCTTATCCAATAACAACAGAAAAAGGCAGACCTCTTTACTATGCAATTTATGATACAGATAATTTTCTTTTAAGACCCGTTCCTGATATAGCGTATACAGCAGAGATACATTATTTTTACAGACCCACTGGGCTTTCTGGATCTACAGCGACTACATGGATTAGTACATACGCTGCTGACGCTTTGCTTTATGCGTGTTTAATTGAGGCGTATGTGTTTATGAAAGGCGATCAAGAGTTAATGTTGTATTATAATACTCGTTATGGAGAGTCCATATCGAGACTTAAAAACCTTGGTGAAGGAAGGATGCGTAAGGATGTTTATGAAGATGGTCAGCTTAGGATACCTGTTACATGATTAGTGGTAATGTGCAAGGCGGTGAACTTGGAAGCCCAATGGTGTGGACAAGTAACAATAGGGGACACACCCCAGAAGAGATTGCAGAAATGCATATTAATAAATTTATATACATTGCTGACAGCGCACCCCCTGTTATCAGGGATCAGGCCATACAGTTTAAGGAACAGATAAAACAAGAATTAGTTAATTGTATTAAAAAAGGTATTCAATCTGATCGCACAACCATTTATAATACATTAATTAAAGAAGGACTACACAACGAAGCAGAGGCAATAAGGAGACTGTAATGGCAAATGCAATGTGCGGATCTTTTAAGAGAGAAATTCTCGCAGGGGTCCATAGGTGGGTACAAAGTACCACAGATACGGGGTCGGGTGATTCAACTGCATCTGCCCATACTTTCAAGGTAGCAATGTTTACAAGCAGTGCGTCCCTTGATCAGGATACCACAAACTACTCTACATCAAATGAAGTATCAGGGGGTGGCGGTGTTTATTCAGCAGGAGGCGCGGCTTTAGGTAGTGTTACCTTGGGGCTTGCAGATAATAGCAGTGGAACAGCAACAGCATTTTTAGATTTTGCTGACACAACTTGGTCTTCTTCTACTATATCCAATGCTCGGTATGCTTTGATATATAATTCTACACTAGATGCAGATACTTCTGGCACTACAACTACTAGTCATATTTATATAGACGCTTACCCTGCTGTGGCAGTTTTAGATTTTGGATCTAACAAAAGTTCAAGTGCTGGAGATTTTACAATTCAGTATCCAACTAACGATGCAAATAGTGCAATTATTAGATTAGCATAGGTTTTAAGTATGTCTGATATAACAGGATGGGGAAGAGAGACTTGGAATAGCGGAGCGTGGAATACTGCTGGCGCTGTGTTAGTTACAGGTGTTGAAGCCCAAGGTCTTGTTATGGAGGGCTTTGGAAGACTTGGCTGGAGCGATGGTCCGTATGGTTCATCAGTGCCAGTTAGCATAAGTTCTGAACATGTAATTATTCCAAGCGGTGTAGTAACTGCCAGCGCTATAGGTTCTTATACTGTTAAAACAGTCTCCTCTATCACTGCAACTAGCGTGTCTATAGAGTCCCAGATTGGGACACAGATAGTAACTGGCAAGGCATTGATTACACAATCAGGCATAGGAACGGCTATGTCGATTGGCTCATACACAACACATGCCGCTGTCCTTGAGAAACCAAACGGTATGGCAACGTCTTCTGCTATAGGTAATTATGACATTGTTATACCTGAAGAAATTAGTCCATCTGGAAGACAGGCAGACTTTGCCTTAGGAAGTGTAAGCGTTGTCCAAGGCGTTGGAGTAATGGTAAGTGTCAACGAAACCGAAGCATCTTTTGCAACTGGTACTGTTGATGTAAAAGACATGGTAGTAGGGGCCACAGGAATAGAATCAACATTAAGTATCGGTGCATATGTACAGTGGGGCAGAATAACACCGACACAAAATGCATCATGGAATACAATAAATCCAAGCCAGTCTGCATCATGGACAAAGATTACACCAACTCAAGATGCAGGGTGGACACCAATATTAGACAAAGCTGCGTGAGGAACTAGAAAATGGCAAGTACATATACAGACAATTTTGGAATTGAAAAGATTGGAAGTGGTGAACAATCAGGAGCTTGGGGAACCACAACTAATTACAACTGGAACATAGTAGATAGAATAGGTTCTGCGGTATCGGTGGCTGTAACAGGCACTAGTCAAAACCTTAATGTTGAAGATGCTAGCCCCACATCTGGTGGAAGTAATTTAGAAGATGGAATGTATAGGGTTGTTAATTTTACTGGAACGCCAGGCGGAACAGCAACAATAACTTTAGTCCCTTCTAATTCTAAAGCGTACTTCTTGATAAAGAACAGCACCAATCAGTCGGTTATTATGAGTCAAGGTTCTGCGACTGTAACAATAGCCGCAGGTTTTTCCGCAGCTGTTTATTGTGACGGAAGCGGAAATGTTTATAACGCACTAGCTAGTATGTCTTTTACTGACATGGAAATAACTAGCGGTCTAAATGTAGCGGAAGAAGATTCTGGCACAAATACTGTGTTAACCCCATTGACGTTAACCAGAACATCTAGCGGTACACCAGCCGCTGGAATTGGTAATGGTATTAAAATGGTTACAGAAACAGCCGCTAGTAATAATGAAATAGGAACTATTATTGAGTCTGTTACTACAGATGTTGGGTCTGGAACCGAAGACTTTGATTTAGTTTTTAAAAATATGAAGAACGGTGCCGCCGCTGCTGAGGTTGCAAGAATTACCAGTACAGGTGTAACAACAACAGCAGGTAATTTTACGGCAACAGGATCAGTAAACTCTACAGCAGGTATGTCATCTTCGATAGAAGACAGTGGCACAAACACTGTGCTTGATGCATTAACAGTTACAAGAACTTCTAGTGCCACACCAGCTACAGGTATTGGTGTTGGGGTTGCTTTTGTTGCAGAAACAGCCGCAGGAAACAATGAAACTGGAGCGACCATAGATGCTGTTACTACAGCCGTAGGCAGTGGTGCTGAAGCATTTGATATGACTTTTAATCTGATGGCAGGTGGATCAGCCGCCGCAGAAAAGATGAGGCTGGAATCTACGGGTTACCTTGGTATTGGTAAAACAGATCCCAGCGTTCAACTTCACATCGCCAAGTCTTCGGTAGCCGATATAACAGCATTAAGTGATGGAGCTACTATTACTCCCGACTTTGCTGCAGCTCAAAACTTTAGCGTTACATTAGGAGGCAATAGAACTCTCGCCAATCCAACTAACCAAGTTGCTGGGCAGACGGGAAGTATTTTTGTTACACAGGATGGCACAGGTTCTAGGACTTTATCCTATGGATCTAACTGGGATTTTCCAGCAGGCACAGCTCCTT